ATGAATGGCAGAATCAGCCTATTTTCGGCGGAGCTCCTGGCGCTACGCTTCAGCCAGGAAAAGATAACGGATTTACAGTATTTACAACCGCATCCGAGTACTTCGTAGATGTTCAGACTGGAGCGTCTGGCTCTGTCGCAACTTATTACGTAGTCCTCAACAACTGGATCGCAAAAAAGCGGCTGACCGCTCTGGAAAGCTGCCTCTAAACTAAAACGGTATACAAGGCTCGCTTCGGCGGGCTTTTTTATTACCCGGAGAAAAGTATGACCTCTGCCAACAACAAGACCATGACCCTGATTTTGCTGTCCGGCAGCCTGGCTAAAGCCTTCGGTCGCCAGCACTTCCGTCAACTTGACACAGGGACTGTTGTTGAAGCATTTAGCGCCCTAAAGCACACGCTCAATGGCTTTGAAAATTTCATTATTGATTCCGCTAGACGCGGCCTGCGCTTCGCCATCTTCCGCAACCGGGAGAATGTTAGTGAGGGGGAATTCACCCTGAGCGGGACGACCGAGATTCGCATCGTGCCAGTTATTGCTGGAAGCAAAAGCGGCGGGTTGTTCCAGGTCGTACTTGGCGTCGCATTGATCGTTGCTGGGGCGATTATCACTGGTGGTACTTTCGGAGCCGGCGCTCCATTTGGCTCAGCCATGATCATGATGGGCGCATCTATGGTTCTTGGTGGCGTCGTGCAAATGCTCACGCCAGTTCCAAGTTCGAAGTCAGGCAGCCAGCAAGAGCAAGCCAACACTGAGAACAAGCCTTCGTACCTGTTCAATGGCGCGTTTAACTCAACACAACAGGGCCTGCCTGTACCCATCGTCTACGGGCAAATGCTGGTGGGTTCGAGTGTGGTCGGCGTCGGCACTTGGGTAGAGGCAATCCCCGCATGAGCGAGCTCATCATTGGCAGCAAGGGCGGTGGGAAGGGCGGCGATAGTGGCGGCGGTGGCAGTACTACTCGGGCAGCAGTGGAGGCGCCTGACAGCCTTCGGTCTCGGCAGCATGTCCGTATTCTCCACGCCATAAGCGAAGGAGAGATCAACGGCATTCCTTATGGCTGGATGGGCATCTATTTTGACGACGTCCCGCTCCAGAACGCCGATTACAGTCTGAACTTTTCGAACGTCAGCGTTGATATTCGCTACGGCACGCAGTGGCAGCCGTACATGCCGATGACTGGGCTTGAGGCAGAGCAGTCCGTCGGCGTGGAGATGAAAGGATGGATTCCTATCGAGCGAGCCATCACCGATACCGATGTTGATGCGGTGCGGGTAACCGTAAGCGTGCCTCAGCTTTACATACAGAACACGACCAACGGAGATACTGGAGGCAACTCCGCGTTGTTCCGAGTCGAGGGGAAAGTTGGGAGTGGCGCGTGGTCGCAACTGTGCGAAGACATCCTCATCAATGGCAAAACGATGAGTCGCACACAGTTCTCTTATTACCTGCGTCTCCCAGCCTCTGGTGGACTTCCTAGGTACATCCGCCTGACCCGCATGGGTGGCGACTCGACCAGTTCGACAAATCAGAACCGCACATTCTTCGACAGCATGACGCTGTTGTGGGATGAAAAACTGCGCTACCCCAACACGGCGATGATTGGCATCTCGATCGATGCCCAGCAGTTTTCCAGCATCCCTCGCATGTCGTTCATGGTCCAGGGGATCAAGATCCTGGTACCGACGAACTACAACACCGTCACCCGGACCTATTCGGGGTCGTGGGATGGTACGTTCAAGCGCGCGTGGAGTAACAACCCGGCCTGGGTCTGGTACGACATGCTGACCAACACTCGCTACGGTCTTGGTGGCCTGCTCGACTCGACCCTGATCGACAAATACGCGCTGTACAGCATCGGCCAGTACTGCGATGTGATGGTTCCGAATGGCTATGGAACTGGGGGCTATGAACCGCGCTTTGTCTGCGACATGGCCCTGACCACCCAGCAGGATGCGTGGAAACTGGTCAACGACATGGTGTCGGTCTTCCGGGCGATCTGCTACTGGGCTGGCGGCACACTGACCGCCGTACAGGACGCGCCGCGCTCCAGTCGGTACTTGTTCAACAACGCGAACATCGTCGGCGGAGAATTCAGCTACCAATCAGTCTCGTCTGATCAGCGCTTCAACGTCGCCGCGGTGACTTGGAACAACCCATTCCAGCAATATAAGCAGTCGGTCGAGATCGTCGAGCGGCCTGAATTAATCGCCAAATGGGGCCGCATTCAGCAGAGCGACGTCGTTGCCGTGGGATGCACGTCCAGGGGGCAAGCTCGTCGCCTGGGTCGTTGGCTGCTTTACGCAGAAAGCGAGGCCGTGACCTTTGCCACCGGCGCTGACGGAGCAATCCCGATGCCTGGCGACATCATCGATATCGCTGATGCAAACCGCGCAGGGGCGCGTAATGGCGGCAGACTGCTATCCGGCAGCACCACAACCACTTTGCTCCTTGATGCACCGCTGGGTTTTGGTGGCACTGGTATAATCAGCGTCATCCTGTCAGATGGCAGTTATGCCAGCCGTAACGTCACTGTTTCGACCGGCGCAACGTCCATTGCCGTATGGCCAGCGCTTCCATCTGCTCCACTGACGTCCGCCCCATGGGCATTTGCTGGCGCAGCGCTGGATACGCAGAAGTTTCGGGTGATCGGGATTGCCGAGGGCGACGACGGCACCTACGTCATTAACGCCATTGCCTATGACCCTGACAAATTCGACCAGGTCGATTTCGGTACTCCAGACGTTGACGCGCCTACCAGCATCGTCAATCTCGCGGCACCAGAAGCTGTGGGTCAACTGATGTTCCTTGAGTCGCTGTATGACACCGGCACCGGTCTGGCTGCCGCGCGACTGTCGGTCAGCTGGACGCAGCCCGCCCGAGCGATGCGCTACCAGGTTGAAGTTAAAAAGCCGGGTGGCAACTGGGAATATGTAGCTGAGGTCTCGACGCCGAGTGTTGATTTCGACTCAGCATCTGCGGGTGACTGGTCAGTACGAGTGACGCCTAAATCAGTGCTGGGCCTTTCCGGTCCGGCTTCCATTCAGACCTATACCGCTCAGGCACTGCTGCTGCCGCCATCGGCTTTAGTCGGGCTGAGACTCGACGTCATTAACAGCGTGGCAACGCTGGCGTGGGACCCGGTTCCGGAGCTGGACGTGAAACTTGGCGGCAGTATCGCCATTCGTCATGCACGCAATACCTCTGCAACGTGGGATGCCGCTTTGCCTTTGATCGAGGTGGCGGGGCGCTCGACATCGTCCGTGGTGTCTTTGCTGCCGGGCAAGTACCTGGCGCGTGCGGTCGACTCCTCTGGCGTCGGCGGTCCAATCACCGAAGTCTGGTCAGATGCTCAGGCAACACTGCCATCCAACGTGGTATTGACCGTTGCCGAGTCGCCTGCCTTCACCGGGGCGGCTGTCAATGCAGCGGCTGCAGATGGAGTACTGAAGCTGTCGGGTGCTGGGTTCGTAGATGATGTGACGGATATCGATGCGCTGCTCGGCGAGATTGATAAGTACGGTGGATCGCTGCTATCTGCGACGTACAGCTTCACTGCGCCGTCGGACCTCGGCTACGTCTATGACTGCCGCCTGACCGCTGATGTAGAGGCCGCGCTGTATGACGACGGTACCTACATCGACTCAGTGGTGGACTTCGATGTGCTGCTCGGCATTGATGGCGATCCGCCTAGCGGCGCCTTGCTTTCGCTCTGGGTGCGCACATCGGACGTTTCACCTGCAGTGTGGTCGGCCTGGAAGCCGTTTGTCGTCGGTGACTATCGCGCGCGACTGTTCGACTTCCAGCTGCGTGGATCCGTACAGCTGACCTCGCATTGGATCGAAGTATCCAAACTTGAAGTGGTGATCGACATGCCCGATCGCATTGATAGCGGAAATGACCTTCCGGTCCCGATGGGCGGACTGGTTATCAAATATTCGCCGCCGTTCAACGCAACTCCTGCTGTCAGCCTTACCGCGCAAGGACTTTCCCCTGGCGACTATCTGGACGTCTCGGCAAAGACGGCTACCGGCTTCACCGTCTTCATTCGCAATTCCAGCGGAGTCGCCCAGTCGGGTCGCTCTATCGACTACATCTCAAAGGGATACTGACCTATGTCGCAGCATGATATGGACGTTGCCAATGGTCCTGGCCTAACGTTCCGAACCGATATGAATGCCGCTCTGCAGGCGCTCGTGTCTCAGAGCAGCGGGGCTGCAACGCCAAATCCGATATTCCCGTGCCAGGTGTGGGCGGATACCGGCACGGGGCGCATGAAAAAGCGTAACAGTGCAAACACAACCTGGCTGGATATGGGGGCGCTGGACTCCAGTCTGCGGGATGCCGTCAGTGCGAGCTGTTTTGCCGTTGACTCCGGAGCGGCCAATGCTTATGTGTGCAACTTTACGCCTGCCATTACTGCCCGTAGTGATAGCGTTCCGATCCGTTTCAAAGCAGTCAACGGCAATACTGGGTCCTGCACAATCAATGATGGCATTGGTGTTGTCGCGCTCGTCGGAGGCGCTCACTCTGCTCTCCAGGGGGGCGAAATTGTTGCTAACGGTGAGGCATGGGCTCAGTGGAATAGCTCTGTTGGCGGAGGCTCTTACATCTTGCTGTTCTGTTCCGGGGCCGCAAGGCAAGTGGCCAACGCCACGCAAAGCCAGCACGCGCTGACGCTAGGTCAATCGACGACGTTGCTTAGTCAGCCAGGGCGCGTCGATTGGTTCGCAGCAATGTCTCCACCCAGTGGATATTTGGCGGCGTCCGGTACAGCAGTATCGCGCACCACCTACGCTACGCTGTTCGCCGCGATAACGGCACAAGTAACGGGCACGGTTACATCAGGCAGCAACAGCATTTCAAGCGTGGCCAGCCCGCAAGCTATGTGGGTCGGCATGCCAATTAGCGGCCCGGGAATTCCAGCTGGTGCGACTATCACTGCTGTTGGTGCCAGCACCATCACAATGTCTGCAAACGCAACGGCCACCTCTACAGCAATCGTGGTTATCTGCCCATTTGGTGTGGGGGATGGATCAACCACGTTTAACGTTCCTGATGCTCGTGGCAGGTCAGCTCGTGGCTGGGATGGCGGCGCGGGCATCGATCCTGGCCGTGTGTTCGGTAGCCTGCAGGGAGATCAATTCCCAGCTCACAACCACGGATATGGCTCTGCGACATTCTTCACTACAGCCACCGGTGGCGGCAGCACCACAGTTGCTGCCTGGTCTTCAGGTAGCACGGGCTTTGCGGGTAGTGGTTCAGAAACACGGGTGAAGAACATTGCATTGCTGCCTTGCATTAAATATTGAGGATAAAGAAAAATGATTGTTTACAGCTTTGACCCAACAAATATGGAGTTCATCGGGGTAGCAGACGCCTTTGAGTCTCCGCTGGAGCCGGGTGTTTTTCTTCTCCCAGCAAACTCTACAGAAGTTGCCCCGCCTGACTTTGATAATGTCACTCAAATCTGCACATTCAATGGTGCTGACTGGATTCTTACCGAGCGTCCTTTACCCGAGCCAGACCCGGTTCCAACTCCAGAAGAAATCCAAGCTGCAAAGGTGTCCGCCCTTTTGAATGAGCGCGTACAACTTCTGAATTCGTCGGACTGGATGATAATCAGGCATCAAGACGAGTTGCTGGCCGGCGTAACACCAACACTTACAGCCACCAAGCTCAAAGCCGTATTGGATTATCGTCAGGCGCTTCGCGATCTACCAACAGCTGATGGCTTCCCTGAGTGCAGTTTGCCAGTGCTGCCGTGGCCGACCTCCCCGTAACCGAGACTGCAACTCTGATGCCCGCCAAGTGCGGGTTTATTTTTGCCTGGAGAAAAGTATGCCTGTCACTGAAAAAGATCGAGACATCTTCGCCCGCACGTTATGGGGCGAGGCCCGAGGCGAAGCGCTGGCCGGCCAGATCGCAGTGGCCTGGACCATTCGCAACCGGGTGAACGACGGCAAGGACAGATCGTGGTGGGGGGAGGGCTATGCTGGCGTATGCCAGAAGCCCTACCAATTCAGCTGCTGGAACAAGAGCGACCCAAACTTTGCCTACCTGAGTGGCGCCAAGCCGATTCCATTTCGCGAGTTCGCTCAGGCGCAGATTGCAGCTGACCAGGTGATGGCCGGAAAGGTGCCTGATCCGACTAACGGCGCCACGCACTACTATGCGACCACTATGCCTACACCTCCGGCGTGGGCCGTGAAGGCGAAGCAGACATTGAAGCTCGGTCATCACGTATTTTTCAAGGATGTGCCATGACTTGGACCCGCAGCATATTCATGGAGACGCGCGTCCGACTTTTCCTGCGCATGTTCACCGAACGGGGAGTAGGGGTTAAACACACTGGCCGCCCGTCAAGCCAATGTGCGCGACGCCTCGCACTGATTTTTCAAGCGGACTATGATCTGACAACTCTTCATTGAAACGGATCAATAGGTCAGCAAATGGAAACATATTTTATCCAAGGAATTGTGTTGCCCGAAAGGTCACCAATAACGTATGAATTCTCTTCAAAATTCCAACATGTTGCGACAGGCCAGAATTGCTCAGCTAAAGTCACCATATTGCTCAACCAAGTTGCAATTTGGCTAGATACTGAAGAGGAGTTGTCATTGGCTGATCTTAAAAATCTCGCCAATTACATGGTTCTTGACTTGCTTTATGTGTTTTCATTTTTGAACGGTTATACATACGATTTTCAAGTGACTCGCACTATAAATCGGAAGCGGGGCGTGGATGCCGTTCTCGGAATTGACCATCCAACTATTGCAGCAAGAAGGCCCGTTATTGACTACGCTGTGGTTGTAAAAAAAGTGCAAGCTCATTTGCTGGGTGAACAAGGGCTATTTATACATCGATGCTTGGGGGATCTATCAGCAGCTATGCGCTTTATCGAGGATTCAGCGTTCTATTGTTATCGTGCCATAGAGTCACTGCGAAAACATTGCGCCGCTATTCATGGTATTAGCGACTCCTCAAAAACTGTACAGTGGGAAAAATTTCGTGAGATCTCTGGTTTTTCTAAAGAGAAAATTGGGTGGATAGCCGAGTTTTCTAAGGAGTCGCGTCATGGCGGAACATCAATCCTGAGCATCGAAGAAAATGAAAAACTTCTCAATGAGACTTGGGACATAGTCGACTCATACTTAAAGGTTTGAGTCAGTAATCCGTCCAGGATTTTCAATAAGTCTGCTCTATCAATTCGGGTCCCTGGTTGGCGCACGTTGCCTATTGAACGGTCAACCTTGAACCATTCGAAGGCTTCTGTCAGCTTCCCCTGGAGCAGCACCATTTGTTCAGCGCGCTCCTTCGGCGTTCCTAGATCAAGCCACCCCCTGGCCAGTTCCGGTGATAACACAACCGGCCGCCGATCATGGATGTCCACCATGCCGCCGGCACTGTCGGCGGTGATGATGACGAAGCCGTCGTGTTCGCTTGGCTCATGCTCGATGCTTGGGTATTGGCCGATCGCAGCGCAGAGGATTGGTGACCTGTCACGGTGACGAATCAGGTAGGGCTGCTTCTTCGGTGCGCCTTCGTCCACCCATTCAAACCAGTTGTCGATGGCGATGATTGCCCGATGTGGCCATATCGCATGGAAGAATGGGCCGTGGGCGACTTTCTCAACCCGGGCATTAATTGGCGCTGCGCGGTCTTTTGCCCAGTGTGGGCGCCATCCCCAGCGAACCATGTCGGCGCCTCTAGGTGGAAGAGAGCGAGCTGAGTTGTCGGTGCGGCGTTATAGCGCTCGAAGGGCCGCTCACCAGTGTTGTTGATGAGTGCACCCGGCATACTCAATGCCGCCACGAAGTCGTGAATGCCTCGGTACTGGGAAAGTCGTCCACACATTGCCAACGTCCTCACGTCGTTCTTTCAGCGCCTACCAGCCGCTGTCGGCTTAGTTACAAACCCTTTTCCGGAGCAGGTTGGACAGTCGTCGCGCGGACCGAAGCGATCAAAGCACGCCGGGCAGGTGCAAAAGCTTGCCAGGTCGAGAAGTGGCCGTGCCTTTTCGAAGGCGCGCAGATCGTGACTCTCATGGGCAAGCTGGGCAGTGTCGACCAAGGCGCGGTACATGTCGGGGTCTTCGATCGGTTCGTAGGTCACACCCTCGACCACGCGTTGAGTCTCGATAAGGTCGTACAGTCGCCCGTCGGACTTGGCCATAGTCAGCCCGGTAATTCTCGCGATAGTTCCAGAAGCATTGAAAACAAGGTTCGCTCCGCTGGCATCGGGATAGACCTTGCCGTCGTAGTCAGACCGCCGAGGATCAGCAAGCGAACTGGCGTCGTAGAAAATGGACCGGCCAATGCGACCGAATAAGGTGGTGGTCCCGCTCAACACGACGTCATAGGAAGACGCGCCGCAGTAGCGAGGCGGCGAGTTATGTAGCTCTTCCACGGCATGCCAGTAGGCGGCGTTCGCCATCTCATCCATGTCGAACTGCTCAAGCTTGTCGATCAAGCCCTCCGCGGCCAAGGTTTCGCTCATTGAATGAAGAGTCTGGCGATGCGCCTCCGCGTTCTGCATTCGGAATTCATGGTTATCAAGGGTCGAGCGCCACTGCTGAAGCCTCAGCGCTTTTGCCTGGTCAAAATTCATCGTAACGGTTCACTGCACAAATACTGGTTGCATGTACAGTAATCGAGCTGGTGCGGTTGGGCGAGGGGGAAGCGACGAGCTGTCACTCGGGCGTCATGAGCACCGCGAGTGTCATTTTGATGAACTCCTCGTTACGGTCGATCGCCTCCAGGGCGCCGCGCACGTTATCGGCAACCTCGGCGGATCCTCGCTGCTCGACCCAATTTGTCAGCTCCATGATGGCTGCCTCGAGGGCGAGTTGGTTCTCGTTGATTTTGAAGAGCAGGGAAGGGAGCAGGTCTGAATTGGGCATTGTGATTTCCTCCGTGAAGGAGGAGAGCGTAGCAGTCAAAAAAAGGATTGGTATTTGGTCGGCAGAACGCCGGGGATGGGGGACCACTGTAGGAATATACAACGCTAAGTTATTGATTCTTATAGGTGTATGTTGCGGTTTTTGACTCCTGATAAAATACATGTTTATTGTTATATATCAACAGTTTGCATTGGTTTCGTGGTCACCTTGACATGGTGGGGGCGTGCCAAGCGAGGGGCTATTAACTCATCTGCTGAGCACGCAAGAATAAGCGATGCTATTAGCCTTCCCAGTGTTCGTCGACGATCACCGTTCCGTTGAGATCCGTCTGTCGGACCGTCTGGGTCCTTCGGAAGCCTCTCACTGCTGTGTGATCAGTGTGCTTCACCTTTCCCACAACCAGCCCTTCAGAGTTCACGACGGAGTACTCATTGATATCCTCTTCCGCCATGAAGCCTTTCGAATGAGAACTCTCGAATTTTAGCTCTTCGCCTGGGTTGAGCTTCACTTTGTCCTTCAACATGATTCGATCCTTGATATGGTTTATGAGAGCGGCAAACGTATCACACCACTGGTTCTGGAGGGGGCGGGGTACATCACTAGCTGTGCGCAAAACCTCCTCTGGAGGCCGCGTGTTTCCGTTTGCATAAGCACAAAAAAGCGGATGTTTTGCCACCATCATAAATGGCATTTATCCTTATAAAACAAACGCTTGTGTCGCTACAGTCCCCAGCATGGGGTGCTAGGGGTCGAGTGTTCGAATCACTCCGTCCCGACCATATTTTTAAATGACTTAGCCGCCTTTTGGTGGCTTTTTCATTTCTGCCCTAGTGACTTTCCAAGTGAGCTAGGGGGTTACTCAAGCTTGCCTCCTTTTCAGAATCGTCAGCGCTGGTGCGCGTGAATCGGTTACTGATACCTTATTCGCGGCCTCAATCAGTTGGTCCAGCTCTGCGGCTGAGTAGTGACTGGTGATGCTGCCGTTCTTGTGCCCGAGCAATGCCTTTCGATCCTCTTCTGTAACGCCTGCTGCACGCAACCTTCTGCCAAAGGTGTGCTTCAGGTCGTGAACCCGGATCCTGGTGAACCCTTCGTGCAGTGCTCGAAGATGTTTTTCGAGCCACTTATTGGTCGCCCTGATCCTTGCTCGCTTCCAATCCGAGTCGTTCATCTGGTGAATCATGGTCGGATTCCCATCCTCATCCGGTATCCCGAAAGGGAAGACTAAATGCTTGTGCTGCCCGCGCCGCTTTTCGATGATCGACTTGGCCACGCTGTTCAATAACACCAAGCGCTCGTCCCGGCTCTTCGCGCCGGATCATTCGCTCCTGCCACCAAAGCCGGCCGGGATCAGAAACACACTGGTTCCCAGTTCCGGGACCGCAATCTCCCAATCCCACTGAAGCTTGCACACCTCCTGCTCTCGGCAGCCGGTGTTGACCTTGAACATCGCCATGATCTGCAGATGCGCTGGCAGTTCGGAGAACAGAATCGATTGCTCCTCCCATGAAAGCGGGTACCCGAAGAAGAAGGGTCGCAAGGACGCTGCCAAAGCTTGGGCGAAGCTGAGACCGAACGATGTTTTGCATCAGACGCTGATCGCCGCCTTGAGCAGCCACTGTATTTCCGAGGACTGGACCAAGGACGGCGGGCGCTACATTCCGAATGCGGCCACCTGGCTGAACGGTGAGCGGTGGCAGGACGTACTTATGCCGACTGGTGCCAGCTCCAGCCCAGCCTTTCACGGTCTGCCGAACCATACGCAAGAGATGTATCTGAAGGTGACGAGTGGCGCGAATTTCTAATTTTTGCAGACAGCGTCGTGTCCGCTTTTTTGATCTCGAGTGTCCGTTGCATGGCTCGGTAAGCAGTTCCGAGATTGAGCAGTTCGACGGCTCTGTGATTACTCGTGGTTGCGAGCATTGCCACCGGGAGGCTTTGCACACAGCTCCGAAATCGACGGATGTACACATCCTGGCGAGGGATAGAAAGAAAACGGAAGACCTGAACAAGCTGCTCGTAGGCTCTGGTACCGCCGCCAGCAGCGTGGTTCATGGAGGAGCGCGCGCCCGACTTGACCCAGCGCATGCTCAACGAATTATCGCCATCACCGACACAGGTGACCGGGGATTGATTGCTCTACAGGCGTGCCAAGCTTACGCAAGAGGAGTGAGTGAAGTTATCTCAACGAAATAGAGTGGTGCGTTGCGCGATCCAGTCGTTCAATTCTACTATTCTGCAGAACTCTGGCTTTCATTGAAGGATCGTTATGCGGCCACTATCGTTAGGACTCATTGCACTCATCTCGCTCTCGGGCTGCACAACAGCTTTCAAAACATACATGCCGGACGTTAGTGTTGGTTACTCCATAAATTGCTCAGGTACAGCTTTTAGCTGGGGGAGCTGCTTTGAAAAAGCTGGAGAGATTTGTGGCAGCCATGGCTACGATATCCTGTCTCAAACTGGAGAGCAGGGCAGTGTTGCGTCTGCAAATCAGTCAGGCTTTTATGGAAGTTCGATTATGGAGCGAAGTTTGATTGTTTCTTGTAAGTCCTAGTCGCGTTCATAGAAATTACCAGCCAAATTATCGGTATCACCAACGACGGAGACCAAGGATTAATTGCGCTGGCTGTATGCCAGGCTTACGTTCGCGAAGTGAGCCGCTGATTTGACTTTCTCCCGGCCAGCGGATCAGTACCAGTCAACTCTTTGAGTTTTACGCACAACTCGCTGATCAGCTTGTTGTTCGCCATCAACTCCCAATTGCTTTTCGTCTCGATATCGCTGGCTTTGCGGTTTGAATCCGCGAGGTCAGCCTTGACCGTCACGCCAGCAGCAGCGCCCGCCCCAACACCATCGCGCTGTGTTATGCCTCCCGATTCCCCTTCTACTAACGGAGCGCGTAGCGACTTTTCGGCGAGCCTGAATGCCAGCACACGCAAAAACTAGGTCAGGCGCCCCCCTCCGTGACCGGATGCAGCGAGCTATTATTTGGGTTCTGTATCTGGGTGGGGTGTCGGATGGACGTTATTGACCAGGGGCAAAACATTTTGAAGAAGGCTGGGTTCGACCGCTCCAGCCAGACGCGCAGCCATTACCTGTTTGACGAAACGATCGATGGCGTATTACTGGTTTTGATAAACGCAGTCAGGCCTGTAAATAGGGCGGAAGCAGTTAAGCCTCTGCGCGAGGATACAAGCCAGCGCACAGCAAAAATGTTTGCATCACAAAGCTTCGTGCTGCCAGTTGAAGTGTCGCGTTTGGCTGAAATAAATGGGGATTACATTTACTTGCTGCGCGACTGTTACCATCGATTCAACCTGTCCTTAGCTGCTGGATTTACTCAGATACCAGCCATACTAATTAATCCGCCAGATTGGTCATTTTTAAATTTGGCTATGTCGGCGAAATGATCTCGTCGCACGGATCTTTACGTAGCTCGCGCAGGCTTTCGGTACGGAATTCGCGTGACACTTCTTCGGTAATGACAAATGGTGTCGTGACGCTCAGCAGCATCCGGGCCTGTGTCTCGAAGTCGGCGGCGATGAGGTTGATCAGCAGCCGCTGGTGAATGTCTTGCCGGTTGTTGATGCCTTGTGGCTTCATCACTCGCAGCAGGTCAGACTTGAACACCCCGGCCACTTCAATCGTGAATTTCTCGATACCGAGCGCGGCTTTCTTGGCCGCGTCCTTCTCCCTCTTCCTGCGCTGCTTGATGGCTTGCGCCGTGGGTGGTTGTGCTTCTCGGCCATGGCCTGCCTCTTCAATTCCGCTGGCGGCAAGTCCAGCCAGGTCTGTGAAGGCGGGCCACTCGCTTCTGTGAACGGATGTGCCAAAGTAAATTGAAGTGATTGCTAAATGCCATTACGATGCGACCCCTTCATAAGGGAGTTATACAATGTTTCCAAGGTATTTCCGCTGGATCGCAGGATTTGGAATTCTCGCGGCATTGGCGATGATGGTAATAATGGGACTACAGGTGTCTTCTGGAATGGCTTCAGCTATGGATCTCATCCGACCTATCATTGCTGTTGTTGCATTTGGCTGGATGTTCACTCAATCGACTAAGGCGTGACAAGGATCGACAACCTCGTCGCCCGGATCGTGCTTCAGCTCAGCCAAACTCTCATTCCGAAACATCCGCGCCACGTTTTCGCTTATCTGCACGTTGTGGCGCGGACTTTCCATCGCTTGGAATGACAGGGTCGGCCCAAGCGCATGCGCGTTTAAAATCAGGTTCTGCACCGCCTAGTTGATTTCCTCAATGCCGTTCCAGGCCATCAGTTCATCAAGTTTCTGCCGGGTGCCGAGCCTGACTCGGTGGCGCGATTCCTTCTCGTCGTACTGGATTCGCTTCTCGGCGGCCTTCGCCGAACGCTCTTGGCTATGGCCAATGCCACTGGCCGGCAGTGCCAGCCAGGTTTTTCGTTTTCGTTGTTGGGCGCGGAGCGTCTCACGCTGCTACCTTGACCTGATTCCAGGCTCCGACCGCTTCAAATATCCGAGCCGCGTGAACCTCGTCGAGCGATAACGAGTCGGGAATAGCGATCCAGCCAGAGGCCTCCATCTGGCTTTGATTGGCCGAATCACGCAGCTTCTTGTAGCAATGCGCGATCACCTCTTCCAGAGGCGGAGACGCGCCAATCGACTACTGATTTAACCCTTCGACAGATTGGCGCCTGACCGAACTGTTCATTGCCAGCCGGCGGATTTGCCATAGTTGGATCAGCAACGATCTGTGGACTGCTGTCTGGTCCGACTTAACGAGCCAACGATTCATGTTCGCGGACCCAGTCCGCTTATTGCGATTTGCCGCGCCATTGTCGCCAACAAGTTTGGCGAGATCATAAGCGTTCAAGCGGAGCTTATCTGATGACCACTAAATCTCTGGCAACACGGCTCTACGCTATTGTCGGCTTCGCGGTCGGCGTGTTTTGCATCTTGATCGGCATGAACGCTTACAGCGAACTGAAAAAGCTGCTGTAGTCAGAAGTCGCCGCCTGTGCGTGGGCACGCTAAGTGCCGCCGCAAAGTCGAAAGCCGGCTTAGCAACTTGCTTTTCCAGTTCCTGCCAGCGATCAACCAGCTGAGCCGTAAACTCAGGGCTGAGCTGGGCGACCACGACGAAGCTAGCAGCGGGAATGACTAACAACAAAAAACCCGCGCATGGCGGGCTCTCTGTATGGGGTCAAATCCTTTTGTCTGCTTAATCTGCGCTGCGTTCTGTGAGCACTTTGTGAAAAGCATGTCGCTGCAGCGAAAAAACCAGCGCTTGGCCGGGCTCTGTAGATGGGCCAAATCCCTTTGGCTAACTGCATTGTGCTAGGTCGGTGTGACAATGGCGTGACAGGCACATACGAAAAGGCCGGCGCTGGGCTGGGCTCCATGATGGATGCCTATGCTGATACCGCCAAGGCATTACGCCTCACAAGCACCCGGATCTTTGTATGCTTCGCACCAGGCGGTCTTCAGAAGGACTTTGCATTCGGCGTCGTATTTTTCACGTAGCGTGGCAGTGCTAGCTGGCGTCATCGGCCCGGGTGTCTCTTTACCCAAGTCCACCAACTTCTGCGCAACGTCATCCTGAGCCTTCGGGGTATCGCCAGCATGCACCAAAAGTGCATAGAAGGCTTTTGAGGACTGTTTGCGGCTTATGTCGGGCTGGTCACCCGCTACTGAAAGCAATTCGTAGTAGGCCGCGCAGTGGATGTCTCTGTCATTTTGAGTTTCTGCTTGGGCGATAAAGGAAATGCTGGTGAAGATGGCGCAGAAGGCCAGCGGCATCGGGGATATGCGCATGAAAACGAGTCCATTCAAGAGGGGGGCAGATTTTATCAGCTCAGGGGCAGTTGCCCCACCTCGGTCTCTACGACGCGAACGGATTCGGTGATCTGGTATTGAAGTGACTGCGCCATGCCATCAACCCTCGTTTCAGATCGTCTCGGGACCTCCTCCGTGCCGGGTGGTCCGCTGTGCCTTTAATGGTTGTCGCGACAACTGTTAGCCAGCACCATGCCGTAGGCCTTGCTGCATTCTCTATCGGCACCTGAGATTTATCTGGGAAAAAGTGTGCAAAACCCACTCTGAAGGCCGCAATTTCCGTTTGCATAAGCACAAAAAAGTGGATGTTTTGCCACCCTAAGAAATGGAAGTTTTTATTACTAAACAACAGCTTGGGTCGCTAAGGTCCCCGTAATGGGGTGCTAGAGGTCGAGTGTTCGAATCACTCCGTCTCGACCATATAATCCAAAGGGGCGATCCAATTGGTGTCTATTTAACTGCATACACCTTGCGCACATACCCTGTGCTTTTCCAGGCGCACGGTGCGCCCTGCGCGACGAACACGCTGTCACCGGCGTTGACTGTAACGCTTGATCCGTCAGATCCCTGTA